GTTTAGTTTAATTGGTGTTGATGTCATGTACTCATTATAAACACATATACAAGTAGGTTGCTTAAGAAACAGCAAAAAACTTTCAAATTCTTTTTTCCACTACAGACGCAGACCCTCAACCCCGACTAACATTCTTTGCAGTGCTCCTCGTGAGCCAGTGTCCTCGTGGCCGGTTCTTTGGCCGTGCCGTTCCCTAGTAGGAGGCAAGTGTGCCGAAATATACAGTGACCGGCGGAGAAGACGGAGTATCAGGCGTTGAGATAGCAGGGCAACGTTACGAGCCAGGCGAAACCGTAGAAGCACCAACAAAAAAAATCGAGTGGATGATTGACGCCGGAATTCTTGAAGCCGCATCAAGCGGTAAAGCCGCTCCGTCCAAATCTGAGGAGGGCTAATGCCAGCATTTGTTCATGGTAAAGGAACAGCCGTCTATATCAATCAGTTCGACATGTCAGAATACTTAACATCTGTCGAAACCGCATTTGCACAGGAAACAGCCGACTCCACAGGATTCGGTTCTAGCAGTCGCTCATTTATCGTTGGTTTACAATCGGCAACAATGGGGCTAAGTGGTATGTGGTCTGCTGATGCCACTTCAGGATCTGATGTAGTTCTTGAAAGTCTTTTAGCTTCAACAACGAACACCACAACTACTGTCGCGATGCAAGGCGGCACAATCGGCAATCGTTGCATCATCATGCAATCCGACGAAGTTAGTTACAACATCTCTTCACCTGTCGGCGATATCGTTTCACTAACCGCAGATTTCCAGGCGTCAACAAACGCCGAATCAAATATGACCTACGCAGCACAAACAGGGGTTCAACTTACCACGGGCGGTTCAATCGCTTTCGGTGCGGTTGGTGCCTTGACTGCTGTGGACAATGCAGCATCGACCGCTAACGGTGGAATGGCGGCGCTTCATGTGCCCGTCAATTCTGTAGCTGGTGGCGCAACGACCATTAAGGTTCAACACTCCGCAGATAATAGTACGTGGGCCGATTTAATTACGTTTACAGCAGTCGCAGCAACGACCGTTACCTCGCAATTAAATACGACGGCAGCAACAGTTAACCGATATCTGCGGGCTACGGCTTCAACCGCAGGAACATCCGGAGCGATAACCTTCATGGTTTCGTTCGCACGGTTCTAGGAGGACCATCAAATGCCAACTTTCGTACATGGTAAATCAGTAAATTTCTCACTTGATGACACTGGTGGAACTTCCCGAGATCTTTCGGACGTTCTAAACTCAGTGGACTTTCCTGAGGTAACAGAGACAGCCGACACTACCGCTTTCGGTAGCTCGTCAAGATCTTTCATTGTGGGTCTTGAATCCGCAACAGTTTCACTTAGTGGACTGTGGGATGCAACCGTCGATGGTTATCTCAAAGGCGGGACCGAGCCAGCTTCACGGACCTTCATTTATGGCCCAGCAGGCTCAACTAGTGGAAACATAAAATATACCGGTGAAGCTATTCTCACCAACTATTCACAGAGTTCTCCAGTAGGTGACGTAGTGACTTTTTCAGTGGATTTACAATGCACCGGAACAATCACTAGAGGAACTTACTAAACAATAGAAAGCATGGGGTGGCCTAGTGTCCGGTCTTGCAAAAAAAATTCGTGCGTCTCAAGATGTAGCGATAGAACTTTATGAAGTCCCTGAATGGGATAACATAGTGATAGAGCTACGGTCTATGAGTGCACGCCAGAGAGCCGCATTCGCTTCTAATGTTGAAGTTTCCAGCGATGGAACTGTTGACATGGGAGGCAATCGGGTTGAAGTAATGTGGGGCACCGTGATCGAAGCTTGCTGCTTTGATCCTGAGTCCGCTGAACCAGTTTTTACTGCTGAAGATATTGAATGGTTAATGGCAGAAAAAAACGCCACGGTTGTCGATTCTCTTGCTAATGCGTGCCTAGCCATTTCTGGCATGGGCGCAGACAGCGAGAGTGATGCGGGAAAAGATTCCTCGGGTTCGCCGACTCCCGAGGAAGAGTAGACCCTGAACGTCGTTTCTATTTCCAATTAGCTAGGGAGTTGTCTATGCCTGTAAGTGAGTTGCTGGACCGGATGCCAGCCAGTGAACTTACGGAGTGGGCTGCGCTTTACAAGTTGGAGAACGGCGAATCGAAACAAGCTCAAGCCCGTAACAGATCGAAGCCTCGCTGATGCCTAGTATTGGTTCAGTATTCGCGACGTTTGGTGCGAAAGATAACCTGACTCCGCAACTTAAAAAGATGCAGGGTTCTTTAGGCAACTTCGATAAGCGGATGAAAAATAGTTCTGCTGGTTTCACGAAGTTCGGAGCTAGCGCTACTAAAGCTGGTAAAAAAATGACGATGGGGCTTACCGCCCCTATCGTTGGCCTCGGTATTGCCTCGTTCAAAATGGCGTCAGACTTTGAAGCGTCAATGACGAAGATACAAAGTTTGGTAGGCAAGTCAGAAGCTGAGGTCAAAAGCTTAACGACTAGTGTTATGGGTTTAGCTGGTACAACTGCTCGTGCTCCGCAGGAACTCGCCGAAGCTATGTTCTTTATTACGTCGGCGGGTATAGGTGCGGCGGACGCTGCTGGAGTGTTGGAAGCTTCAGCGAAAGCGGCTGCGGTTGGGCTTGGCGATACAGCCACGATCGCTGATTTAGCTACGTCAGCTATGAACGCTTACGGCAAAGAGAATTTGAGTGCTTCGAACGCTACCGACGTTATGGTCTCGGCTGTTCGTGAAGGTAAGTTGGAAGCCTCAGAGCTTGCTGGTTCTATGGGCCGTGTTTTGCCTATCGCTTCGGCTATGGGCGTTAGTTTCAATGAGGTCGGTGCGGCGTTCGCTTCTCTTTCTCGTACGGGTACGAACGCTGCTGAAGCTGCTACACAAGTCCGTGGCATCATGGCTTCGCTTTTACGTCCGACGAAGCAAGCCGAGGAAGCTCTAACGGGGATGGGTTTGTCGTCTGAGGGTCTCAGGGAACAGCTTAAAGAAAAAGGCCTCCTATCGACGCTCAAGACGTTAGCTGACGAGTTCGACGGTAACGCTGCTGCGTCTGCTTCCGTGTTCGGTAATGTCCGTGCCCTTTCGGGTGTTATGGACCTTATGGGTAAAAACGTCGCCGGTACAGAAGCAATTTTTGCGAGCATGAATAACACTCTCGGGGCGACCGACGCAGCGTTCAAGGTCACCTCGGAAACAACCGCTTTCAAAATGAGTCAAGCTATTTCAGATTTCAAAGTCGCGATGATTACGTTAGGGCAGCAAGTAATCCCAATCGTGTTGCCGATGGTTCAGAAACTCGCCGAGTTTATTGGTGCAGCGGCGGAGAAGTTCGCGAGCCTTTCAGGGCCGACACAAAAAATTATTATCGGCCTTGGTATCGTGGCGGCAGCCGCTGGTCCTGTGATCGTCGCTGTAGGTATGTTAGTCGCAGCGTTCGGAGCGATGACCGGCGGTATGATCGCTGCTCTTGGGCCGATTGGTTTAGCTATCGCAGCTATCGGGCTTATAACCTTCGCAATCCTGAAGTTCAGGGACCGCAACAAAGAGGCGGAAGAACGCCAGTCCGCATTAAACGATCAGTTAATAGCGGCAGGCGATCCGTTACAGAATGTTGCGGAGCGTGCTCAATTAGCAGCGGATGAGTATTTGCGTTTGTCTGAAGCTGCGGCGGATGTGGCAGGCGGGACAGAGAAAGTAATGGAGGAGAGTGTTCTTCTTGCAGAGCTTTTAGAGAACAAAGTTGCTGGCGCTTTCGAAAAAGTAGGGGTGAAAGCTGAGACTGTTAACGATGCGGTTTCTACGGGTTCCGATAGGTTCCAGGAACTAGCGAATCAAGGCAAATTAGCTAACCGTTCTAACGACGATTTTGCTGATTCGCTTATGAAGGTTGGTGGCAAAGTAGGAAAAGTCACAATGGCTATCGGCCATAAACTTAAAGTAAATGAAATAGATTTAGATCAAGCCGTAAAAATTCTGAGATCGTTAGACGAAACAGCCGACGCATACGACGACAACCGGGAAGCGATCGACAAACAGAACAAGGAGCTACTAGAGAACACCGACACGATGCTCGTCTATGCAAAAGCTCTCGGCGGGAAAGTTGTTGAAGCGGCTCAGTCAGCCGCTAAAGAGTCAGGCGACTATACAGGTGAGGTAGCCAAGCTTGAACAGCAATTAACAGATCTAAACAATCCAATGACTGGAGTCCAAGACGGACTTATCGCTATAGCTGAGGGAGCTAACCTTGCGACTGATGCGTTCGTAGAGGTAGAACAAGAATCTAAAAAAGTTGGTGCAACTTGGCAAGAACTAATCGAAGTTGCTGACCGAAAAGCGTTGTTCTTTACCTTGGCATTAGACACAACTGGACTTTATGAGCAGTTAGATGATGCGATGAGCGCAATTATTGATCTCGGTTCGATGATGCCAGGCGGCGACTCGGCGATGCTTGATCAACAGTTAGCAATCTCACGAAGAATTTCGATGGAACTCGTTGGGACTAAAGAAGCGGATGCGTCAGCCGGTGCGGCGG